ACTAGAACAAGAAACATTGACAGATATGCGTGAAGGTATGCCTATGGTTACTACGCACAACGTCAAGATTAAACGTACTAAAGACAAGTCCAAGATTGTTGTAGAGAACGTCCCACCTGAAGAATTCCTAATTGATAAACGTGCAAGGTCTATTCAAGACGCACAGTTCGTAGCACACCGTAAACGCATTGCCCGTGGTGAATTGATTGCTATGGGTTACGATAAAGAAGTTGTAATGAACATTCCTATCGGTGACCGCTTAACATACAGCCCAGAGATACTAGCACGTTACTCACAAGGTGAGATACCACAGGACATTGTAGACGTTGATGACGCAATGCAAGAGGTTGAAATCTTTGAATGCTACATCAAGGTAGACATGAACAAGTCTGGCTTGCTTGAGTTACGCAGAGTTATGTACGCAAACAACACAATCTTGGATGACGAAGACTGTGACTACGTACCGTTTCACTCTGTATGCCCATTCCCAATCCCACACAAATTCTTTGGTCAATCATTATCTGACCGCACAATGGACTTGCAACTAATCAAGTCTACAATCATGCGTCAAATGCTAGATAACTTGTATCTAACAAATAACTATCGTGTTGGTGCAGTAGAAGGCCAAGTAAACTTAGATGACTTGCTAACATCAACTGCTGGCGGTGTAGTCCGTATTAAGAATCCTGGTGCTATCGTGCCTATGACGGTTCAATCCACAGCAGCACAATCATTCCCTATGATGGAATACTTGGATGGCGTACAAGCTAAACGTACTGGCGTTAGCGATATGCAACAAGGCTTAGACCCAAATGTATTGCAAAACGTATCAGCCACAGCAGTAGCGGCAATGACACAGCAATCAACAGGCAAGCTAGAACTAATAGCACGTATCTTTGCTGAAACAGGTGTTAAATCATTATTTAAAGGTATCTTGCATTTAATGTGCAAATATCAAAATTCAGTACAGACAGCACGAATTCATAATAGCTACGTACAGTTTGACCCACGTGAATGGGACACAGAGTACAACGTAACTATTAACGTAGGTTTGGGTAACGGTAATAGACAAGAACAAATAGCCATGCTTCAAATGATACTTGCCAAGCAAGAACAAATCATTCAGCAATATGGGCCAACCAATCCACTTGTTTCCGTTACCCAATACCGTAAGACACTTGGCCGCATGATTGAGATGGCTGGCTTTAAAGACACGACTTCATTCTTGAACGAGGTTACACCTGAAGTTGAACAAGGCATCCAGCAACAAGCAGCACAGGCAGCACAAGGTCAATCAGACCCAACAGCTATCTTTGCTGAAGTTGAGAAAATGAAAGCGCAATTACAAGCACAAACAGCGCAAGCTAAGATGCAAGCAGAACAAGCTAAACAACAAGCGCAGATACAACTAGCGTCAGAGAAACTACAAAGTGACCGTGAACAAGCAATTGCTGACATTGCTATGAAGCAAGCTGAGTTGTCTATGTACGAAGAAAAAGCAGCACTAGAGATTGAGATGCAACGCGTTAAACTTGTGCAAGACGAAGCAATGGCTGACCGTAAGCAATCATTAGAAGAACGCAAACAAGTTGTAGCAGAGTTAGAGATAGTAAGCAAAAGCCTAAACGACATCACAGACGTTGAGATGGCTAAAGCTGAATTATCTAATTTACTAGCGCAGTTGAGGGGATAGTATGGCAGTTATAAATGGTTTAAACGCTATGGGTAGTGGTAATACTGCAAATATGTCTAATTTAGGAGTAGCAACTTCTGCCCAAAAAGCTGCCTCTGCACAAACTAAAGCGGTTACTGATAAAGTTAAAACATTGGTTGCTGTTACTGTGGATGCTAAACCTGCTGCATTACCACCAGGTGAAGTAGTTAAACTTACTAATGACAAAGGCAAGGTTGAGTATTACGTTGGTACTTATGACGGCAAACTATCTAAACCATTAACTTCTGTATCAAGTGCTGTTAGTGCTGTAAACACACAGATTAAGAAAGCAGAAGCTGTACAAGCAACTGCATTACGTACATCACAAAAGATTGAATTAAATGAAATAAAAGAAGCTGCAAAAGACGCTGGACTTACTGCCAAAGAAATTAGCGCAATTACTAAAGCAGAAACAGCAGCCAATACAGCAGAACTAAAAGAATTTAATAGCTTACTTGCTGAACCAAACTTGCAATACGGTTCACGTGACCCAGCAACCAATGCGCTTACTACTAGTGCTACACCTTCTACAACACCTTTAAATTCATTGCTAACTTACAATGACCCAGTTATAGCCCCAACTGTACAAGCAAACATTGCATCTGCTAGAGATTCTGTAGCAGAGTTCCAGTTATTAAAAGGCGTTACACAGCCATTCTTACCAAGCGGAAATACAACATCTGGTGTAAATACATACGCTATTTATCAAGCATTAAATAATGGCTCAATTATTCCAACTAAAGATAATACTGGCATAACTACTGGTTATACAGTATCTCCAGAAGTTGCTGCTGCTAAAGGTGACCAAAGTGGCTTTATGGATGCTACTGGCATGAGTAAAGCTAGTGCTAGGGCATTAGGTCTAATTTTAAATAACGATGTTGTTCTTGGTGGCAAAGCTAATGTAGTTGTTGATGGGAAAGGTAATTATTTTGTCAATGATGCTAATGGTGATGACCGTTATGGCACACAAAAGCCTTTAATTGATACTGGTCGTGTTGATGGTCAAGGCAATAAAATATTTGCTGAAGTATCTACAGATAACTCAAAACGCAACTTAGTATCAGTAGTAAGTAATTACGTTCAACAACCTGATGGGTCATTCAAATACGCTGGTGTTGATAGTACAGATTACACACACGTAGAAGGCTTTAACCCAATTAAAGCACTCGTTATTGCAGGTATTTCTGCTGGCGCTGGTATGGCTGCAGCACCTCTTGCCGGTCTAACTACTACAGTTAATGGAGTACAAGTTGCTACTTCTGCTGGTAAAACTTTAGCAGGTACAGTAGCTGGTGGTCTTGGGTCTGCATTATCTGGTAGCAACATACTTAAAGGTGCTGCGCTAGGCGGATTAGGTGGATTTACTATTGGTGAAGTTCAAGCTGCAGCACAAGCTGCTGGTGGCTATACTAATTTATTAGGTCAAGTTAGTTCTGGTAACTTTTCATCATTTACTCAAGCTGCACAAGACGCTGCGGCTATTGCGAATTCTGCTGCCGCTTCAGCTAGTGGTGTTGATGGTGGCGGTGGTGGATTAGTTGGTGGTGGTGAAAGCCAAGCTAGTATAAATTTTGGTGATACATCAGTTGCACAAGGCGGTTTCCCAAATGCAACTAATCTTTCTAATACTACCGTAAATGATTATTTAAACAGTTTTAATCTTGATGGAACACCTAAAACAATAGATTTGGCCAATTCTGGGTATTATACAGATGGTACAAAAATAATAGGTGGTGGTGCAAATACATCATTACTAAATAACCCAGATTTAAGCAATTGGTCTAACAATCAATCAACTGTGGAAAACTTTACAGGTGGCCCAGCTACAGATAGCGGTATACCTGGAGTAAATCCTGATGGCACACTTAAGCAAATAGACTTAAGCAATAGTAACTACTATACCGATGGCACACCAAGAGTTGTAACACCATCTGGTGGTGGATTGCTAGATACAATAAAAGATGTAGGTTCAAATGTTGTTAATACATTAGGCCCATTAGGTACAGTTGCGGCTGGTGCAGCACTTGTCCCAATTGTTAAAAACGCATTAACACCAAAAGCACCAGCAGAAGAAACATATACAGCACCATTAATAAACAAAGTAATAATGCCAACAAATACAGTACCAAATTTAGTGCAGAACTATAACAACTTGTTTAATCGTCAAGGCGTAGGTGCAGGTCAATACTTAGGTTACGATTACTTAAACAACATAAACGTGCCACCAGAATTAATGGGCTTACTAGGTACATCTGCACAAGCTAGACCAACATCGCTTACAATGCCTACACCGACATCAATAACACCGGCATAAAATGAACAGAACACACGAAGCGCAGTTGTTACTAGGTAACGAGTTTTTTAAGACAGTATTTCAAGAATTAGAGGAATTGCAACTATCAAGATTTGCAAACTCAAACGAAGAAGACATTAATGGTCGTGAGTTAGCGTATGTAAAACTAGCCACATTGAAAGAGATTAAATCGCATATAGAATCAATCGCAGCATCAAGCGAAATTCGTGATAAGCGATGGAAGATTTGGTAACTTTTTACCAAACGCAGTCAGGGCGAATCTGAATATAGGAAGTAAACAATGGAAAATACCATGACCCCTGCTACAGGGAATGGCACGGTGCAAGACGCAGCAAGCCAATTTTTTGACATGATGGAAGAAGCGGAAAACCCAGAAGGGCAAAATGAAGCTGAACAAGAATCAGACGAAATTGAGGAAGGCGAATCTGAAGAGGAAGTATTAGAAGCCTCTGAAGAACTTGAAAGTGAAGACGAAGATGAGGAACAGGAATCAGAACCTACTTACCGTATTAAGATGGCTGGTGAGGAACGTGAGATAACCCAACGTGAACTTATTAAGTTAGCACAGCAAGGCGCAGATTACACCAAGAAGTCACAGCAAGTAAGCGAACAACGCAAAGCGTTAGATGCAGAAGCTGCGGCAATTAACGAGGCTAAACAGCTACGCAACGAATACGCCCAACGTCTTGAAGCAATGCAGCAAATGCTAAAGGCTCAACAACCTGAGGATGATTTAGATTATCTACAGGAAAATGACCCGATTGGCTACGCTGTTAAAGTTGCAGATATGACTAGGCGTGAAAAGCAAATGCAAGCAATTGAGTACGAACGTCAACGCATTGCCCAACAGCAACACGCGGAACAGTCCGAACATCAACGCAGGCAAATTGCTGCGGAAGCAGAAAAGGTCACAGAGTTAATTCCTGATTACTCAGACGCGAAGAAAGGTGCTGCATTACGAAACGAGTTACGTAACTATGCCAAAAGCATTGGTTATACAGACGAAGAAATAGGCGCAGTCTATGATGCTCGTACTGTTAAGGCTCTTTACGATGCAATGCAATACCAAAAGTTGGTTGAATCTAAACCAGGCGTATCTAAGAAAGTGCAATCCGCACCTAAGATGATTAAGTCAGGGACATCAACTAACAAAACAAGTACAACCGAAGCACAAAGGCGACAATTCAATAAGTTGAAATCAACTGGTAGAGTTAAAGACGCTGCTTCATTATTTGAAAAATTTATTTAAGGAATCAAAATGGCAACCTATCAAACCTATACCGCTATTGGTCAGCGCGAAGACCTAATGGATGTTATCTATAACATCGCCCCAACAGAAACACCTTTCATGTCATCAATTGGCAAAACATCTGCTACTGCTCGTTTACACGAATGGCAAACAGATACTTTGGCTGCTGCTGTTACAACTAACGCGGCAATTGAGGGCGCAACTGCATCATCAGCTTCAATCACTCCATCAGTTCGTGTTGGTAACCGCACACAGATTTCACAAAAAACCATTGCTATCTCTGGTACTTTGGAAACTGTAAACAAAGCTGGTCGTCGTTCAGAGAAAGCCTATCAATTGGCTAAAGCCTCTAGCGAATTAAAACGCGACATGGAAGCAACATTGCTTTCAAACAACGTAGCTGCTGATGGTGACGGTTCTACAACTGCTCGTACATTGGGTGGTTTACAAACATGGTTAAGTTCTAACTACTCTGGTGGTTCAGGTGGTTCTGCTGGTACATTAGGTACTACAGCCCGTGTAACTGGTACTGACCGTGCGTTCACAGCAACACTATTGAACACAGTAATGCAATCTGCATTTACTAACGGTGGTTCACCAACAATGTTGTTCGTAACTCCAGCACAAAAAGTTGTTGCATCAACATTTACTGGTATCGCTACTCGCTACCGTGATGTTCCTTCTAATCAACAAGCACAAATCATCAACGCTGCTGACGTGTACGTGTCTGACTTTGGTATCATCCAAATCGTACCAGACCGTTTCATTCCTAACGCTGACAACGATGATTGCGCTTTCTTGGTTGACACAGAGATGGCTGCTGTTTCTTACCTACGTCCATTCCAAACTAACGAATTGGCAATCACAGGTGATGCGACAAATACACAACTTTTAGTTGAGTACACATTGCAAGTGAATAACCAAGCAGCACACGGTATCATTGCTGACTTAACCTAGTAGAAAATAAACTCCCTGTGTTCACTCATGGGGAGTTTTATTGGATATGTAAATGACAAACAAACTATACGAAAACGGCAAGACAACAGAATTTTTTGATAATGGCTCAGATGTTGTTGTCAAACAAACGCAAGACATAACTGGAATCATTGAGTTTAATAAGGCTCAATACAATGAAACAGATTCTAGGGCAAGATGGAGTGATGATGCGTTAGGTAACAAAGTTGCATCTATTCCGCTAACAGTATTCCAAGACCTTGAGAAAAAAGGCATCACTCGTGGCTTTACTATTATTGACCACAAGCGATTTAAAGAATTTTTGAATAATCCTGATAACAAAGTCTTTAGAACAAGGGCAGGAAGAATATAATGGCATTTTCAACATACGCACAGTTACAATCTACGGTTGCAGACTATCTTGCACGTAGCGACTTAACAAGCCAAATACAGGACTTTATTTCACCAGCTGAAACAAGATTAAGCCGTGACTTGCGTATTCGTCAAATGCTGACATACACAACAATCACAATGACGGCTGACTCAGCTAACGTGACAATACCTGCTGACTTCTTATCTATACGGGATATGCACATTATCGGTTCACCGGTATATGCTTTAAAATACGAATCACCATCTAACTTGTTTAGAAACACAGATTCATTCGTTACTGCATTGCCTAAGTTCTATACGACAGTAGGCGCACAATTCGTGTTCTCACCAATACCTGATTCAGCATACGTATTGCAAATTCTTTACTATGCTAAACCACCAGTATTAAGCGATAGCAACACTTCTAACGTATGGCTAGTAAACTGCCCTGATGCGCTACTATACGCAGCACTAGCGGAAGCAGAACCATACTTAATGAACGATGCACGTGTTGCTACATGGGCTGCATTGTATGACAGGTCTATTGCATCAGTAACAGCAAGTGATGACAGTTCTGAGAACGCAGGTTCACCATTAGCAATTACAATAGCTGCGAGGTAGTATGGAAAGAATAAACTTAGGCGAGTGGACACCAGACCAACCAGGTATCTCGGGTAGTTTGACAACGGCAACTAACGTAGTCCCACAACAAGTTGGCTATGGCCCATTTCCGGCAGCAGCAGTTTATTCTTCTGCCGCATCACAACCGCTATTGAGTTCATTTGCTGGCGTTTACGGTAACACATTAGTTTTATTTGCTGGCGGTGCTACTAAGCTATTTAAGTTTAATGACTTAACTACTGACATGACTGACGTGTCTAAATCAGGTGGCTATACATCAACTGACGGTTGGGAGTTCGCACAGTTTGGCAACATAGTAATTGGTGCTAATAATGAAGATGTATTACAAGCATGGAATTTAAGTTCATCTACCGCATTTGCTGACTTATCTGCAAGCGCACCTATAGCTAAGTTCGTTACGGTTGTTCGTGACTTTGTTGTAGCAGCTAACATTGGTTCTGGGACAAACCCAAGCAAAGTACAATGGTCTGATTTAAACGATGAAACAGACTGGACATCAGGCGCAACTAGCCAAGCAGATTACCAAGAGATGTCAGACGGCGGAAACATTACTGGTTTAACTGGTGGTGAGTTTGGTTTAGTGTTAATGGAACGTGCTATTGCGCGAATGACTTACTCAGGTTCGCCATTCTTCTTCCAGTTTGACATTATTTCACGCGGTTTAGGTTGTATTGAATCAGGGTCTGTAGCACAATATGGCAGTACAACATTCTTCTTGTCTGATAATGGCTTTTATTCATGCAATGGCCAAACATTAGAGCCAATTGGTGCTGAAAAAGTAGACCGATTCTTTCTGGAAGACGCAGACCAAGCAGCTTTATCGCAAATGAGTGCAACTATTGACCCATTACGTAAGCTAGTAATATGGGAATACCGTGATAACAATCAAAATAGTTCATTATTGATATACAATTGGCAAGTAAAACGCTGGTCTTACGCTGTTACTGACGCAGATTACCTATCAACAGCAACAACACCTGCATTGACGCTAGACGCATTAGACGTATTTGGTACTGTAGACAGCATTACAACATCATTTGACTCACGCGTTTGGGTTGGTGGTAAAGCAACATTGGCTGGTATACGCGGGAATAGTATAATTACCTTTACTGGCGGCAATACTGGTGCTGAAATTGCTACAGGCGATATAGAATTATCACAAAACTCTATGGTTGGCGTAATTAAGCCAATAGTAGACCAAGGGTCATGCAACGCGCAGATAGCATCACGTAGAGGCCTTAACGATGACATCAATTACAGCGCAACAAGCATACAAAACGCTGATGGTCGTTGTCCAGTTCGTTCTGCCGGTAGATTTCATCGCATTAAACTATTACCTACAGGCGATTGGACAGCAGCCGTAGGCATGGACATAGAAGCAGCAACACAGGGCAATAGATAATGGTTCAATTCATCACATTACCACAGGGAGGTGCAGACCAACGGCAAGTTGCCGAGGTTGTCCGTGGTATAATGGATGGCAAGACCAATAATACAGGCACGATTACATTAGCCACAGGCAATGCAACGTCTACAACGCTATATAACGAACGTATTGGCTACGATTCTGTCATTCTTTTGACACCTGATTCATCAGCAGCACAAAATGACTCAGCACCTTACGGATGCTTTACAAATAACACAGACCAAACAGCACCAAGTGTAGGTGCTACTGCCGTAGTTGTTTATGACACGACAGAAGAATCAAATGGCGTATATCGTGACACAGTAAACACATCACGTATTTATGTTAGAAACGCTGGTATGTATAACGTGCAATTTTCTTTGCAATTGGTCAACAAAGACAATGCTGTGCAGTATGCTGATATTTGGTTTAGAGTAAATGGCGTAGATGTACCAAGAAGTGCAAGCCGCTTTGATATCCCAATAAGAAAAAACTCTACAGATTGGGGACACATTGTCGGTACTGTAAATATCTATCTAGACATGGCTGCTGGTGACTACGTTGAAATTGCAGGCACAACATCTAGCACATTAGTTGGATTAGAACATTATCCTGCTGACACAGGCATACCAAGACCAGCTATCCCTGCCGTAATTTTAACTGTGCAGTATATTTCTATTGATTCTATTTCAAACGTGTACGTAAGTAGTCAAACTAGAGGTAGTGCAGTCATATCACATTATGCAAATAGCACGGCAGATAAAACTTATAAATACGTTATAGTCGGATAATGGAAGCTAAATTTATACCGCCAAACGAGTTAAGAGAATGGTGGGCATTTGCAAAGGAAGGTCTACAGGCTGTTTTAAATAAATCGCCTGAGGATTACATCCAAGAAGAAGTTTTTGTGGCTCTATGGCTTCAGAAATCAATGCTATGGGTATTCCTAGATGGTGAAAAGCCTGTAGGTTTTACTGTGCTAACACCAGAAGTAGATAATTTGTTTGTTTGGGCAGTATGGGGCAAAGAACCGCAAAGTCCAGAAGTAGTTGCGGAGTGCTTTGAGATTATTAAAGGTATAGCCAAGCAGGGAAACGCAAAGAGTATTACGTTTGGTTCTCATCGTCTTGGATGGGAAAAACTAGCAAGAAAATTAGGATTTACACCTAGACAATGGGAATTAAGATTAGAGGATTAAGATTATGAGTTCAAAACCACAAAACGTCACACAAGTACAATCAATTGACCCAATGCTAAAGCCTTTTGTCAAGCAAGGTCTAGATAATGCTACTAGTTTATATAATCAGCAAACAGCAGTTGATGCACAAGGAAACTTAATTAATCCAGCGTATTATCCTGGTCAAACTTATGTAGGCGCATCAGACCCAACACAAGCTGCTTTGTTAGCGCAACGTAATCGTGCTATGCAAGGCAATATGCTTAATCCTACTGCTCAACAACAACAATTAAATACAATTAGCGGTGATTACCTAGCTGGTAACCCATTCTTTGGCGGTGCATTTAAAGGTGCAGCAGAACAGGCTACAAACGCGTATAATCAATCTGTAAATTCAGCATTGTCTAACGCATCACAAGCAGGTCGTTATGGTTCTGGCGCAATGAACACAGCATTAGGTGGCGCAGGTCAAACACTTGCGAACTCACTAGCTAACACAGCCGGCAATCTAGCGTATCAAAACTATGGCGCAGAACGCAGTATGCAACAGCAAGCAGCACAAAATGCACCATCACTAGCACAACAAGATTACTATGACATTAACCAACTAGCACAAGCTGGTCAAGGTTACGAAGGTTATTCACAACTAGCATTACAAGATGCGTTAAATCGCTGGAATGCAACACAAAATGCACCACAAAACGCATTAAATACATACATGGGCTACGTTACAGGTTCACCACAAGGCTCACAAACTGTTTCACAAGTATATAAAAATCCTTTGTCAGGGGTTGCTGGTGGTGCTGGTATTGGTGGTTCAATAGGCGGTGGTACAGGCGCTTTAATAGGTGCTGGTCTTGGCGGTCTTTTAGGTTTACTTTAGGAGTTAAGTATGGCAATCTCAGATTTTTTTAGCGGTGGTCAAACTCCAGATTATCTATCAGGTTTGCTTGATGATGAACAGTTACGCAGACTTAAACAAAATGCACAACAAAATGCTTTAATGCAGTTTGGTCTATCTGCTTTATCACAAGGTGGTTACTCACAAACTCCAGTAGGCATTGGCGAGATACTAGGTAAGTCTGGCATGGCAGGTATGCAAGGCTATCAACAAGGCGTACAAAGTGGCATAGAAGGCATAGGAACTCGTGCCAAGTTAGAAGAATTGCAACGCGCTAAAAAACAAAAAGCAGCAGAAGATTTATTCAGAAGTAGAATTGGTCAACCAAATGCAACGCGTGATGTTATGACTCAAGGTACTGTGCAAGTTCCATCAGCACAAGGTACTGTTGCGCCTAACTTTCAAACACAAATGCCAGCACCAACTGTAACGCAAGAACAATACTTTAGTCCAGATGTAATGTTACAAGAGGCGTTATCATCAGGTGTATTGCCATTTGACAAGTATTTAGAGTTGTCTGCTAAACAAAAAACAGAGTCACCATTTGCAAAAGTTGACCCATCTAAATTCACTACAGAGTCTATTAATAAATTTAACATGACTGGTAATTATGGTGATTTAGTTGCCACTACAGAAGCACCTTCAATGACAGATGAGCCAAGTCGTGTAGCGTTTGCTAAATTCGGCAAAAGATTAAATCAATTAAATCCACAGCAAGTAAATGAAGTTAATAAATACATAGAGCAATCTAAAGAGAGAGTTGCTGGTGCTGGTGTTGCAAGTCAACGACCAGGATTTAAAGATGCTGGAGAGTTACGCAGAGAATTTAAAGCTGACCCAGTTGTTAAAACATTTAATACTATTGATAGCGCATATAAGATTATTAAATCCACAATGACTAGTCCATCAGCAGCAGGTGACTTAGCTGGTGTAACTAAATTTATGAAATTGCTTGACCCAGAATCAGTTGTGCGTGAATCAGAAGTTGGTATGGCAAGAAATGCAAATGGTTTATATGACAGACTATCTAATTATTACAATAGAATTACTACTGGAGAAGTTTTAACTCCAGACCAACGTAAAGATTTTTTAAATACTGCTACGCAATTTTATGACATTGCTAGAGAACAAAAAGCATCAGTAGAAAGACAGTATTCTGATATAGCAAAAGATGGTGGATTAAATGAAAAATTAGTAATTGGTTCGCCAACTTCAGAAACATCATTAAGCAGTCAAGATATGGCTCGTAAAATTCTTGAGGAAAGAAAAAAGAAAGGGGCTAGGTAGTTATGACAATTGATATGCAAACTTTAAATAAATTATCATCTAAAGATTTAGAGTATTATGCTGCCGGTAAAATGGACAAAATG